TGGACATCATGTCCATGTGGAGATTTCCGATTTTTTATCAATAGTAACAATGTTTTACTTGAGTTTCGTTAGAAACTCTTTTGCAGCAAACATAGCTCTTTTCGCACAACCATGTCGCAGGGCTTTGTGCCCTGCGTTATTTGTGCTATTAGAGATAGATGACCTTGATGTTTGAGAGTTTCGTTGAGAAATACGACACCTCGGTACATACATTGCAAAATTCTATCAGATAAAGATTGGAGATCTGACCCCGTTTTTCTATCTATTCAGTGTGTTGTTAACCATGCAACAGAAGTCGCACTGTCTACGCTTAAAACCAGACTAGTTTTAAGGTATAAATCAGAATATAAGAAGATTTAGGTTTTGATCTTTTTTGTATTTGTTCGACGATTTATTATCACTCCGAACCGAGTGATTTCCTGTTCAAGTTACTTGAACAAAATTTTTAGATATGCTGATTACTGATCACGTGGAAGCATATAAATATGTCCACAGGAACTATGTTATAATCAATAACAACCTAAAGTCCTAATCTCGTTATAGAAGAGATTTAGGCAATATCCAAAGGTTTTCACGGCGCCAAAATGGGCTGGATTGTAGACCCATCGAACCGTGTTAAAATGTACTCTTCTTCGGAAAGTACGGGAGGGGGAAGTAATTTTCCTCGTTCCAGTGGCCTATGTCACGAAATGAAGACCTCTGACTCTGTCAGCGGCACCGCTTCGGCCAGCGGTAAGGCCATTCCTGATGTACATTCAAACAATTGTTTGTCTCAATGCATCACTGTTCCCGTTCAGACTACCCAGGATAACGTGGAGGCTCCCCAAGCCAAACAGGGTTCCGATTATGAGGCGCAAGCCCCGACTTATTTTCCTTCTAAGCAAGACAATCGCGAAAAATTCGCAAAACGCTCTGCTTCGTCCCAGAAGGAAGCTAAGAAAAATATCAACCGTGCTAAGAATCAGACTCATTCTAAGCAACAAACCAAAGGTGATAAGAACAAAAGTTCCAAATATGTTCACCAGTCACTTTTAACCAAGATCTACCCCCAAGGCATTATTGATCAAGCCAAAACTACTTTGGTCAATTTGCAAGTTGAAGAGAATACTTCCGACATTTTTGATATGCTCGAAAATTTAGGACTTCTTGCTTACTTACTTCCTAAATGTAATTCTAAAATGGAAGTGGCAGCTCAGCTCGCCTTAGGGCTTAAAACCATGCGTAAAGGCTCAATTATTGAAGCAGCATTAAGTCAGGCTCCCACTATCGAGTGGTTGAAGACTACTTTTGGCTATAATATTTTTGAACCCCAAGCTGGTGAGACCGATAAACAACATTGGCTCACGTTTTTGCCCAATTTACGTGAAAATTGGGAAACGGTGCGTTCAGCACCATGCTTTGAGAAGATTTCTAACCTTATTTCATTGGCAGCATCCATTGGGTTATGTAGTGTAACCAAATTGTCATGGAATGTTAAAGGTGTAGAATTATTCAGAGCTGGTAGTTTGCGTAAACACGCAACTGCCGTCGACTTCTTTGGAGCCATGTTAGATACAGTTATTACCTTCATTGAAGGAGGTTATGAGTGTTTCAGACAAGGCTCTATTGCACCTCTTTTGTTTACTACCGATGCTGGTCGTGAATTTGATGATTTGTATTTCACTTTGATGGAATTGCATGAGCATGCTATGGTTTTCAACCTTGCAGCTAATCCAATTACATACAAGGGAGTACGTCGTCCTATTAACGACTTGGAGTATGGAAGTATGCTTGAAGAGGGTATCGAGATGGCTGAAAAAGCTTATCGTTCCGCTAAAGGAACATGGCAGGCTTCTATTCTTGAGAAGCGATTGACGAGTTTACGTAATAATCGCGCTTCTTATTCTGCCAAGCGTATTGATGGATCATTGCGATATGCTCCTTTAGTTATTTATTTGCATGGGGGAACAGGAGTTGGTAAATCAACAATTGCACAATTAGTTATGGCTGATTGTTTAAATGCTGCAGGTGCCAATCCTGATCCCAAGAATACTGCCATTATTAAGGAATCAGATAAATTTGATTCAACTTTGAAGGGAGATACTCAAGGAATTTTCTTTGATGATATGGGTAATACTCAAAAAGAATTTCTAGAGAAATCACCTACTGAAAGGTTGATTGACATCAATAATAATATGATTACTTATGCCAATAAGGCAGATTTACACGAAAAAGGAAAAATTGAGATTCGTCCTTCAGTACTAGTGGTTACTAGTAATGCTCCATTGGCTAACCATGCCAGAGGCGGATCTATTTGTCCTGAATCTGTTGTACGCCGCGCAGATTTGCATTTGGAAATTACAGTGAAGGATAAGTATCGTCTACCTGATGGACGATTGAATTCTTATAAAGCTATGGAAGATTTTCCTGATGAGGACTTTGAAACTGATGTTTGGAACATTAAAGTTCATGTCCCTGATATGCAAAATAAGAAAACTTATACTTCTCCCATCAATGGAGATTTGCAAGATAATACTTTTTATACAATTACTGAAGTGTTGGAAATTGCTACTTCTACTTGCAAGAAGCATTTTGAAAATCAACGACGTGTTGTTAAGAAAGCTACTGCAATGGTGGGATCGCGCAAATATTGCTCTGAGTGTCTTTTATCGAAGACACTCTGTAAATGTGAACCTGAGAAGTTGCCAACTGTTGTTGAGGAAGAATCATTTGAAAAACAAGCACTATCTGATTTATCATTTGATTATGTTAAATCTCAGTTTTCTAATTTCACCCCAACGATGAATGCAATTTCTGTCCGTATTCCTGAACGAGTTGTGCAAAGTACTCTTGTTCAGAAAGTATATATGTTGTATCATTGTCAAGAATTGGTTGCTTTGGAAAAGCAATCTCGTGATTCTATGACCACTCTTTTTAGCTTGGTTTGCTTTTGTGGATTGATCACAGGATCATTATCTTGGAGTATGGTACTTACTACTATGTGTTTATGTGCTTATATGCATTATTGTGTTTTGACGAAGTGGAAGAATGATATGTGTGCTAGATTGGCTTCACGCCGAGACATCACTCATGATTTATTTGCTTCATTGCGACAGAGTAAGACAGTACAGTTCTTTTCTATGTGTATTCTCGCAAAGGTTTTATATTCAGTTGTAATGTCAATGCGTGCTGTTCATGAACAGCAAACTGTATTGGCTCCAGCATCTGTCGATGAAATTAAGAAGCGAGATTCTGAAGTTAATCCATGGGCCACAGTTATTCCTGCAAAATTACATGTTAACAAAAAGAATGCCACAATGACCATAGATCAATTGGTCGAGAAAGTGAAAGGCAATTTGTTTCATGCAAAATTTGTTGAGAATGGATTTCAGCAAGCTTGTGATATTCTTGCTTTAGGTGGTACTATGTTTTTACTTCCGTTACATATTTTTGAAAATCGTAAGGATATGAAAGTTCTTGTTACACGCAAGGACCCCAGTATTTTGAATTCGACTTTCAGGGGATTTGTCAGCGTGAATGCCATGACCCCTATTCCTGGTAAGGATCTTTGTGTTGTGTCGATTCCATCTGGAGGTCCCCATGCTGATATTACTCATTTGTTCCCGAATTATTGTTCAGTTACTGGATCAGCACATTTATTGTACCGTGAGGAAAGCGGTGCGATGCGTGATGATGTTATTAAGGCAACATACATTCGTAATTCCGATTCAGGAGGACCTGGTTATCACTATTATGCACCATATAATACCTTTACTGGTATGTGTATGGCTACGTTAGTTGGTGATTTTGCCAAGCCCACAATTATTGGAGTACATTTGCGTGGAATTACTGGATCACCCAGTTCTAAGGCTTTGTATATTTCTTCAGTTGAATTGAAGGAAGCTATTGCAAAGTCGAAAACGAATTGGGTTGGAACATTTCCCTCACATGTTAATGGAACTTTT